CGGAGTGCATACCACGATTCCTCACGCATCCTTGATGCCTCATCAATCACCGCAGCAAAGACATCATCACCATACAAGTTGTCCGGCTTCTCGCCTGACTTAAATTCAATCCTTGCACCAGTTGGCAAAGTCAACAATAGTTTTGTTTCGTTGCTGATAAAGAAGTTCTTGTCCGTGACTTGGTTCTTCATCCTGCGGAATGCAATCTCCGCTTGTTGGTATACTGGAGCAACCCACCACACGGACTGACCATCCTTGCATTGGAGTGCTTGTTCAAAGAGCCAAATGATATGTGATGCGGTCTTGCCTGTCTTGGTACTCGCAGCCGTAATCGTGAAACGGGCATCGCAGTCAAGGATGTCCTTTTGGTAGTTGGTTAGATATGGTCGGGTGTAGTTTATTTGCATAAGCGTTGATACACCGACATTCTCGTCAAGTTGTGGAGTGCAAGGTTGTGATGCTTGTTGCAGTAGTCGTAGTTGCTTTGACCCATTGACTGACGAACTCCGTGACCGGCATCAATCAACTTCTGAATGCCTGATCTCCATTGGTTGCGTGGAAGAAATAGCACCCCATCGTTTGCGGTGTGATACAGGTACGGCAAGACGGCAGAACAAATGATTGGTTTTTTGTATGCACTCGCTTCCAGTATCTTCAGCTCAGATTTGCAGTTGTTGAACTTGGTATTTTGCAAGGGTGCAACCACGATATCAAAGTGCTTGTACACCTCACCATATTCAAACACGGTTGTGCCTTCCACAATCTTAGCATCGGGCATACTCTTGGCAATCCGATTCCAAATCTCGCCTGGTGTATAACCGCAGATGTAGAACTCAATGTCCATTCCTTTGACCTCCTCAGCAATGAGCTTCAAATCCTCCTCGTGTGTAACTCCACCAACCCATCCGACTTTGATTTTGTCGGTTCTTGGTAGTGGTTCGCCTTCCCATTGTTTGTGAGTTAGATCAAGGCAGTTGGAAACAACAGTCACATTCTCGTTAATTTGCCGAATCTCTTTGGCGAGTGCTGGAGTTGTAGTGATTACCGCATCAGCGTAATTGATGGCATCCTTCACACCTTGTTTGATTCCTTTGCGATAGTTCCAATATGCCGGATTGTATTTTGGGAGAACCCAATAATCGTCAATGTCCACAACATAGGGAGTGCCTGAATCAGCAATCTTTTTCAGCACATCATAATGCTTTGCCCCAAGCCATCGTGAGAAGATGATCACATCAAATTGGGTGTAATCAAGTGTGAGCCATTCCTCTTGTGATTGACAAACGCTGACATCCGCTTGTCCGTCAATTTGCATCCGTAGGTGTGGCGTGAATAGTCGGTGGTAAATTACACCATTCATTCCGTCCGTGAGTATCAGTAATTTCATAGAGTTGTTAATAAGTGATTGAACGCTTGATTGGTGACATAGTCAAAGCCATTGTTGATGGGGATGACATTCGGTGAGTGAATGCATATCTCAAGCAATCGTTTAACTTTCATTTGCTCTGCGATTGCGTATGTGCTTGACTGATTCCCAATGAATGCCTTGCAACTGCCAAGAATAGTTGCCAACATCAAAGCATCTTGACATTTCAATAGTTCACAATCCAACTGCCATCGCTCGGTGAATGCAATGTACTCATCTTCATAGCCAAAGAAAACGCACTTGTGTTCTTTGAGTGGGAAATAGTTGATGTCGTAATTGCGATAACGAGATGTAAAGTTCAAAAGTATCTTGTCCGCAAAGTATGGAATCGGTTCAGTCGCTTCAATGCAAGGTTCGTGAAGGTCGGACATCAATTCGGGGTACACAAGAAAGTGATTTCGCCTCAAATCTCCAGCAGCGAGATTGAGTCCGTGATTCCTAAACTTATCAAAGTTATAATCAATGTCGGGGTGTGAGTTCATCTCAACGCTTTTAATGTACGATTGATGCTCAAGCAAGGGTTTGATGTATTCGTATGACTTTAAGTTCATACAATACCCTCCGCTTGGATGACCAGGAACACCATTCTGCTCACGGAATCCGATGTGAAAATCGACTGCACCGTGCAACTCCGCAACTCGCTTGGTTGCCGTAAGTGAAAAGATCAAATCACCGAGATGCCCCGACTGGATTACTTTCATTCGTTTGGTAATAACGGGATAGGCATCCAGTACAACATATTGATCACGGTTAATTCATACTCATCTACCCAATCCCCTTCAATAAAACGGGCAAGGTGTTTCAGTCCTTTGACCGAATGCACGATGCACAATCTTTCATCCTCAGGTGGTAGGATGTTTTCATCTCTCCAGTTTGCTCTCATCTAAATTTAGTGTTATAGTAAAGTTTTTTGATTCAATAGTTTGGTGTTGTGTTTCCTTTGGTTTGCCATATACCCGGTCAAACAATAGCTCAAGCAGATGGATGCTCCCCCTCTCATAATCCCGTGTCGCTTTCTTTGCAATCATCGCAATCCAAAAAGGCAGTTCATCGTTCTTGGCAAGTTCAATTAACTCTGATCGGCTTTTGCTCAATATGGATTGAATGATGTCGGTTGTTTGACCACTTGATAACTTGACATTGTACTCAGCCAAAAACACCTCCTTCAAAATGGTTTCCACTTTCTTTGGTCTGCCATCAGGATTTCCGCTTTCACCTTTTTTGAACGGTATCAAATGTTCCTTGCTCATTCTGTTATTGTTCTGTTTTGCCGTTACGCTTGATTACCAAAGTCGGGTCAAGTTTCTTCATTCTGTCAATAATCACTTGGCAATACTTTGGGTCTAATTCCATTCCGAAACATTTGCGTTTGAGTTGGTGGGATGCAACCATTGTTGATCCACTACCTAAAAATACATCTAATACCAACCCATTTTCGGGACAACTTGATTTTATTGCCCGTTCACACAATGGAATTGGTTTTGGCGTTGCGTGTCCACCTTCATCCCCTTGCCTAATATGTCTGTCAAACTTCCACACATTATTAAAATTATCGTGCGTATTGTTGAAATATGCCCGTGTTGAATAGTATTCCTTTTTAATTTCATCGTATTCTCTTTCAAAGGCATTGATATTGTTTTTAATACAATGGGTTTGCCAACTATTATATGTTTCTTTTGTTGGAATCATCCATTGGCTTTTGTCAAACCAATGACACCCACTGTTTTCACTATGACCCGCCAATCTTTTGCAATCCTTAATTGTTAAATTTGCTTTGTTTTTTTGTTCATCCAAATAATTTACAATAGAATCCCATCCTTTGAAATAATTGTCCGCGTTATTATTAAATCCTTGCACACCCATCATTGCAAATAAACACTTTTCGTCCGCGATTGCATAACTTCTGGTATTATCTGAATTTTGTCCCTGCCCGTGTCCTTTGTCCCAAGTGATTAAATTTCTAAATGTTGCTTTTTGTTCTGACATAAAGGGCTTTAATATCTCAGAATAAATATCCATCAATGGTTCATCTATGCCCCAACAATACCACGACCCGTTTTCTTTTAAGTGCATAAATTGTAATGCGATCCATTCACGGTTAAAATCTAACAAATCGGCATAGTTCAAATTATCATTCAAGACACCCTCGTTTTCTTTCTTCATCCCGTATGGTGGATCGTTGTGAGCCATGTCCGCTTTCTGCCCATTCATTAACCTTCCAACCGCATCGCTATCCGTTGAATCCCCACACAACAATCGGTGTTCGCCTATCTCAAATAAATCACCCAACACAATATCCGTTTCAATTCCACCTTCAGGAATCGCAAAGTCATCCTCTTCGGCTTCAAGTTCTTTGACAAAGTCCAAAGGCAAGTCCAATCCCCAGTCATCTAAATCCTCAACATCCCATTCGTTTGCTAACTGATCCCAATCCCATTCTCCGTATCCGACATTGTCTTTGATGATGAACTCTTGCTCTTGCTTGTCGGTCAAGTCCTTTGCCTTGATGATGTATGTTTCTTCAATGCCCAAGTGTTCCAATGCCTTCAATCGCATATTTCCACCCAGTGCAATCATATCGTCATTGACAACAATTGGTCGGAGTTCCAACATCTGCGGAAAGTCCGTGATTGATTTCAACAACTTCTTAAACTTGTCATCCTTGATTACTCTTGGATTGTTTGGATTTGGTCGTATCTCGCTGATCTTAATTTTTTGTATCATCGTGTACTTAATTTTTGTAAGTGAATGGATTTCAACCACTCCTTGTGTTGTTTCTTATCCCCGAATTTGATGTGGCATTCTCTACACAAACACATCAGATTTTCAATGACATCTTTCGTTGTTGTTCCACCCATTCCCCTTGCTTCTATGTGGTGAAGGTCGTTTCCAACTTTACCGCACACCTCACAATCTATGAACGAGCTGATATCATATCCGAAGTGATCCATATAGATTTTGGTGTGGGGTTTCATATCATTTCGTTGGTGTCAACAATATGGTCTTGTGGCATTCCACTAATGTGGTTTTTGATGTACCACTCAATCATTTCCAATGCCCGTTTATAACCTTCTGCATAACCATCGGAATAACTCATTTCCTTTCCTGCGATTTCCATTTCTTTGGCTTGTTGCTGAATCATTTGCCACGAATCAGCAGTCAAATCTGCGAATGTATAATGCTCAATCAACCACTCCACGCTACTTTGTTGTTTATTGTTGCTCATTGCTCACCTCCTCCGTAGGTTTGGTTTTTATTTTTTAACTTATAACTAATACCTTCATATTTACCAAATATTAATATATCTGAATATTGCTGACATACTTTATTGGCAGA